GCTAAAGATGATGCTGAAATTGATTCTTTAGATGTAGTAGCTGTTGAATTACAATATAAAATAGATCACCAAAAAGCTAAAGTTAAAACTATTGTTGAGTATATTGAAGTAGAAAAAAACAATATTGATGGTTTTTCTAATCCTGAACTAGTAAGTTCATTTAACAATCGCTACCCAGCAGACACAATTACTAATCCACTATTAGTAGCTCAACCAGTATTAGTTAGCGCTGCTAAGGATTTAGTAGAATTAGATGGTGCTAAACAAATCATTGTGTTAAAAGATAGTTCAATAGCAACATTAGAATCTCAAGTAGCGGTTAAAGATACAATAATATCTAAGTATGTTTCTAAAGAAAACAACTATAAGAATATTATGAATAACCAACAAACACAAATCAAAGATTGGAAGTTTCAATATAGTGCGTTACAATTAGAAAATACTAAATTAAAAGCTAAAAATAAATTCACTAAAATAGGCGCTGGTTTAATAACTGGTGGTTTAATATATTTAATGTTAGCAAAATAAGCCCCGCTATAGTCTCAGTATTATAGCTCTGAAGTCTAGCCCCGTAAGGCTAGACTTTTTTTATATATTTATATACAACAATTGTATATGAGTGAACAGCAAAATATAAAAGAAATAATTAAACAGGAGTTTGTTAAGTGCGCTCAAGACCCTGTTTATTTTATGAAAAAATACTATTGGATCCAACACCCACAACGTGGTAGAATCCAATTCAATCTATACCCATTCCAATCAGCTGTATTAAATCAGTTCCAAAAAAATCGTTATAGTGTAGTTAATAAATCAAGACAATTAGGTATCTCTACTCTAGTATCTGCCTATTCTCTTTGGTTAATGTTATTTAATAAAGACAAAAACATACTTTGTATTGCTACTAAGCAGGAAACTGCTAAAAACATGGTTACTAAAGTAAAGTTTGCTTATGACAACTTACCCACTTGGTTAAAAGTAAAATCAGTAGAAAATAACAAACTATCTCTTAAATTAACAAATGGGTCTCAGATTAAAGCAGTTGGTGCTACAGGTGATGCAGGTAGATCTGAAGCCGTATCTTTACTGTTACTAGATGAAGCTGCATTCATTGAAGGTATAGATGAGATTTTTGCTTCTGCTCAACAAACCTTGGCCACTGGAGGTCAATGTATAGCTATTTCTACTCCATATGGTACAGGTAACTGGTTCCATAGAACATTCACTGGAGCTGAAGCTGGATCAAATGGTTTTATAGCTATAAAATTACCTTGGACTGTTCATCCTGAAAGAAACCAAACTTGGAGAGATGAACAAGATGCTATTCTAGGAATTAGAAACGCCGCTCAAGAATGTGATTGTGACTTTAGCACTTCAGGTGATACAGTAGTTGAACCTGATATTTTAAATTGGTATATTCAAACATACCAAGCAGATCCTATTTTAAAAGGTGGTTTTGATGGTAACTTATGGCGTTGGGAATTTCCTGACTATACTAAACAATATATGGTAGTAGCTGACGTTGCTCGAGGTGATGGTAAAGACTATTCTGCATGTCATGTTATTGATATAGCTGAAGCTAAACAAGTAGAAGAATATAAAGGACAACTTGGTACTCGTGATTATGGTCATTTACTTGTATCAATAGCCACTGAATGGAATAACGCTTTATTAGTGATTGAAAACGCTAATATAGGTTGGGATACTATTCAAACTGCTATAGATAGAGGATACCAAAACTTATTCTACTCTTCTAAATCAGACACTTCTAATATCACAATGGAAAATTTTTTAAATAGAAGTGAAAATAACTTAGTACCTGGTTTTACTAACTCAACAAAAACTAGACCACTTGTTGTTTCTAAACTAGAAGCATATATGAGAGAACGTGCTTGTATTATTCAATCACGTCGTACATTAGAGGAATTAAGAACATTTATTTGGAAAAATGGTAAAGCACAAGCCAATGATGGATATAATGATGACCTTGTGATGGCATTTGGTATTAGTATGTTTTTACGTGATACTGCTTTAAAATTTAATCAAGCGGGTATGGACTTAACACGAGCCTCACTTGGAAGTATAGGTAGATCTAATTATATTTCCTCGCCTTCCGTGTTTACACCAACTCCAACGGGTCCACAAAACCCATACCAAATGGATATTGGTAATAACCAAATGGAAGACATATCTTGGTTGCTTTAAAAAATATTTATAACATATACTACATAAATGGCTAATAATTCACTATTTGGTAACCTACGCAGACTCTTTTCAACTGACGTTATTATACGTAATGTTGGTGGTAATGAGTTAAAAGTGATGGATACAGGACGTATCCAATCAATGGGTGTACTACAAACAAATGCTCTTGTTGATAGATTCTCAAAAATATATACAACCTCTGGTGCTGGCGTATATAATCTAAACAACGTATACAACTACCAGACACTTCGTGTACAACTATATACAGACTATGAGGCGATGGATACAGATGCTATTGTGGCGTCTGCTCTTGATATTATAGCTGATGAAAGTACATTAAAAAATGAACACGGAGATATATTACAGATTAAATCATCTGATGAAAATATTAAAAAAATATTACAAAACTTGTTCTATGATGTGTTAAACATTGAGTTTAACTTATGGACTTGGATTAGAACAATGTGTAAGTACGGTGACTTCTATCTTAAATTAGAAATAGCCGAAAAATACGGCGTATATAACGTCATACCTTTCTCAGCTTACTCAATTATACGAGAAGAAGGTACTGACCGAGAAAACCCAACCTATGTGCGTTTTAAATACGATCCTACTAGCGTAGCTGGTACAACTATGGGTTATGGTAGTATGCCTTTACCATTACAAAACAATGATATCTATTTTGAGAACTATGAAATGGCTCACTTTAGATTACTAGGTGATATTAACTACTTACCTTATGGCCGCTCATATCTTGAACCAGGCCGTAAATTATTTAAGCAATATGTTTTAATGGAAGACGCTATGATGATTCATAGAATCATGCGCGCACCTGAAAAACGTATTTTCTATATGAACGTTGGTTCTATACCTCCACATGAAGTAGAAGGATACATGCAAAAGATGGTGTCTAAAATGAAAAAAACACCATATATTGATCAATCAACAGGTCAATATAACCTTAAGTTCAACTTGATGAACATGATGGAGGATTTTTATATTCCTGTTAGAGGTAATGACCAATCAACTCGTATTGATACTACAAAAGGTTTAGAGTACAATGGTATTGAAGACGTTAATTACTTAAGAGATAAGTTATTCGCTGCTCTTAAAGTACCTAAAGCGTTTATGGGTTATGAAAAAGATTTAACTGGTAAAGCTACATTAGCCGCTGAAGATATTCGTTTTGCTCGTACAGTAGAACGTATCCAAAGAATTGTTGTTAGTGAATTAACTAAAATTGCTTTAGTACATTTATATACTCAAGGCTATGATGGAAGTAATTTGACTAACTTCGAATTATCATTAACTACTCCATCAATTATATATGATCAAGAAAAAGTAGCGTTATTGAAAGAAAAAGTAGCGTTAGCTAAAGACATATTGGATGCTGAGTTATTACCAACTGATTACATTTACACTGATATACTTCATTTAAGTGAGGATCAATTCCAAGAATATCGTGACTTAATTGCTCAAGATAAGATGCGTAAGTTCCGTAATCAACAAATTGAAAATGAGGGTAATGATCCATCAACTAGTGGTCAAGCCTTTGGTACTCCACACCAACTAGCCGTGGCTTATGGTATGGGTAGAAAAGGTATGAACCCTGAAGAAATACCAACAGGATATAACGAGAAAAATCCAAATGAGCCAACTCATTTACCTGGTCGTCCTCAAAAATCTGATTCATTTATTAACAAACAAGATGATCCATTAGGTAAAGACCGTTTAGGTACTAAAGCTTATCAAGCAGGTAACGATCAAGAAGACGGAACTATCCGCCCTTCATATAAAGGCGGTTCACCACTCGCGTTAGAATCTACAGCTGTGTATCTAAAAAATAAAAAATCACTAGAGCAAATGCCATTTAGCCGCAAAGTGAATTTATTTGAACATGGTGATATGTTAGATGAGAACAATATCCGCGATGAAATTAAATAATATACATATTTATAAGTAGTGTACACTATATTGAATTATGAAAATTAAACACTCAAAGTTTAAAAATACTGGCATCTTGTTCGAACTATTAGTTCGTCAAATTGCGTCTGATACTTTAGCTAACGCTGACTCAAAAGCCGTTAGAATAGTAAAACGCTTTTTCACTAACAGTGAGCTAGCCAAGGAACATAAACTTTATCACACAATTGTGACCGCCCCAAGATTAAGTGAAGTAAAAGCCAATACTCTTGTAACAACAGTACTTGAACAAAGTAAAAAATTAAATAAAGAGCAATTAGGTAAAGAAAAATACAACTTAATTAAAGAAATTAAGAAACATTATGACTTGGAAAGCTTTTTTAAGTCTAAAATTACTAATTATCCTGTACTAGCAGCCACATACACATTATTTGAGTCTTCAAACAACGATAGCTTTATTGAACCTAAACAAATCGTTATAAATAAAATTACTCTTCTTGAACATATAACTAAAAAACCAATAGCCAGCGCTAAACCAACTGCTGAAACTATTGAAGAACAGTTCATGAAAGAAGATAAAAATGTTCGTCTTTTAGCATATAAAATGCTAATTGAAAAGTTCAATAGTAAGTATTCTAACTTATCAAATAAACAAAAGAATGTATTAAAAGAATACATTAATAATATAAATGATACAGCTAAACTTAAAGAGTTTATTAATGAAAACTTAACAATAGCTAAGAAAGAATTAAATACTCTTAAGTCTAAAATTAATGATAAAGTAATTGAAATTAAATTAACTGAAATTATTAGTTTTATTAAGCCTATTCCTTCTAAATCAACAGTTAAGGATGATCATATAGTTTCGTTACTACAATATTATCAGTTAATAGACGAAATTAAGAATACAAATGAATAGAGAAATACTAGAAGCATTAGTTCAAGAAGTATTAGATGAAATGTCTATGACTGGAACTGGTGCGTCTGTAACTCCTGGTACTGGTGAAGGTGTTGCTACAAAATATGCTTTTGCTAAAAAGAAAGACGGTAATAAAATCGCTAAAGACTATATCAAAACATTTGGTGGTTCTTTAGCTTCTTCTGTTCCTAATCGTGCTTCTAAAGCTATTGATTATAAAAAACTATTCCAAGAAAATTACGCTCGTTTTAGAAATGAAACTAAAACAAGAAATAAACCAGAACATTTCCATCAAGCAGTTAAAGCTGTAAAAAAGCGCGCTATGGAAATTAATAAGTTATATGAGTACATGGAGCGTTTAAAAATGGAATTAAGTGAAGGTGATGAAAATATTAAGTTTAAAAAGTACACTGAGAAAGCTTTAAATCAAATTAAAGCTATCATTAGTGATTTAAATAAAAAAGTTAAAAAATTAAAATAAAATGGCTAAAGCAAAGTCAGCGAGTAACAGCCAAAAAACAACTTTTGGCAAACGCAAAACAGGACCCGGTTCTGGACAAAAATCATATAACAAACACACTCCGCGCCCTAAAACTTATCGTGGACAAGGCAGATAATATTTATTAGCATGACAACATTAGAATTATACCGTAAACATAAAGCTGGCGAAGTATCTCGCGAGAAGTTTTTATATGAAGTAAGACGTGATAATAATATCCCATGGGTATTAAACACTACATCATATGATGATGCTATTAAGATCCTTAAAAACAAAAGTATTATTAGTGAAGAATATGATGGTGGACCTGAAGATTTAGCTAAAATGGCTAAAGATGAAGACAACACAGCTACACTAACAAGTGCTGAAGTAGTTAAACTATCAGCTAAAGCAGGACAAATAGTTCCAGATGCAGAAGCTGATTTAAATGATTTAGCTTCAGCTTACGGTGATAAAGTACCTAAACGTAAAGTAATAGATCTTTTAGCTAATTATGATATTACATTCGCTGACCTAAGAAAAGTTAAAGCATCAAAAGAAAAATGGTTATCTATGGATGACTTGATGAATAGAGGATATCTTGAAGAAGATGAAAATCTTGAAGAAACATCTCCTCAAGATGCTAAAGCAGTTGAAGATGCTATTAATACAGGTAAAATAGATCCTGAAAAAGTAAAATCAGCAGCTGAAAAAGCAGAAAAAGGTGACCCAACTGATTTAGCTTTACTTATGCTTAATGCTGGAAGATTATTTGAAGCTAAAAAAGGTAAGAAAAAACAACCAAAAGAATTACATATAGATGTAGCTAACCCATATGAATATCGTCATGGTATTCAACATGAGTTAACTGAAATGGATGATTATAGTGCTGAAGCACTTGAAAAAGCTAAATCTAAAGTATTAAAGAACTTAGCTAAAGATCCATTATTTTATTCTACTTTACTTAACCAAAAACAATCACCTTACAAATTCAAAGCACCTGAAACTGACAAACCAGGAATGCAGGCTAACGCTGATGGTACTTTAAAGAAAGGTGCTGGTAAAGTTGAAAAAGCAAACGTTAAAGATACTCAAGGTAAAAAAGAAGAAGGATCTAAACATCCTAAAGGTGTTAAAGAAATGACTATGACACCTAAAAAAGCCAAAGGAATTAAAAAGACTATGGCTGTACCTGGTAAAGAAAAAACTATTAAGCTAAAAGAAGGTATAAAACTTATGGATTTTTTTTTAGCCGAAGATAGAGCAATGTTCGCTGATGAACCTGCTGATGCTGAAAAATATAAAATAAAAAAAGATCTTAAAGGTAAAATAGTACAAGCCACTAACGATGAAGGTGACACATTCAGCATGAATGATGAAGCTATAGCAATTGATAATGGACAAAAAATTAAAATAGCTGGTTTTGAAGAATCTCAAGGTAAAGTAAAAGCATTATATAACGCTGGTATGTTTTTCTCATCAATTGATATCGATGGATTAAAACCAGTAAATAAAGGATTTAGACCTGGTGTTGATTTAGGTAAATCATTTGAGAAATTTAAAGGTATCAAAGAATACATTAAGTCTAAACTTAAAACAGAAGATGCTGCTAAAGACAATCAAGCAAAGCAAGCAGCAATTGTCGCGGCTGGTAAAGAATTAGATGCTTTAAGAAGTCAATTAAGTGGAATCAATAATGATACCGGTTTAAACCCAGACGAGAAAAATAAAAAGAAAGCGTTCTTACAATCAAAAATAAATGATGCCACTAAAAGAGCAGCAGATTTAAGATCAGGAAAAGTAACATACCCATAACATGAGCAAACAAGTTTTAATAGAATATTTTGCGTTTAAACCATCGCCTAAATCATTACATGAGGCTAAAACAAGCCGTGATGGAAACTTAATAGTTGAAGGTGTAGTACAGCGTGCTGATGCTACAAATGAAAACAGAAGAGTTTACCCTAAACCGGTACTTGAGCGTGAAGTAGAAAAATATATATCTGGCCCTATCGCTGAAAACCGCGCTTTAGGCGAATTAGACCATCCAGACTCATCAATCATTAACCTTAAAAACGTATGCCATAATATTAAAAAATTATGGTGGGATGGTGATGATTTAATGGGTAGTATTGAAGTATTACCTACACCTAGTGGTAATATATTAAAATCGTTGTTTATTAACAATATTACCGTGGGAATTTCGTCTAGAGGAATGGGTTCAGTAAAGCCGTTGGGTGAAGGAACTGTCGAAGTTCAAGACGATTTTGAGTTATTATGTTGGGATTTCGTTTCAACACCATCAACTCAAGGTGCATTTATGCGCCCTGTTGGAACAATGAATGAAAGCTACAACCCATCAACCAAAACATACACCAAATATACCAAAGTGAACCAATTAATCTCAGAAATTATTTGCTCTCAGACAGGTATATGTTGCATAAGATAATACCCCCTCTGTAGATAGGTATCACAGAGCCGACCCAGCCCCGTAAGGCTGGGTTTCATTTTTTTCGCTTTGTGATATCTTTATATATTTATACACATCCCCATATAGGATCATCAATATCCTATCACAATATAATTACAATCCTTATATTACTTTTCTAATAAGTAATCAAGTCAAAAAAAGGAGAAATTCAAAATGACAAATCAAGAATTATTTAAGCAAGCAATTGCTGATGCTAAAGCTGTTCGCGACGCTGCAGTAGCAAACGCAAAAGCCGCTCTTGAAGAAACTTTCACTCCTAGGATTATGGCTATGCTTTCTACCAAATTAAATGAAATGGAAGAAGACTTAGAAGAAGATCTAGAAGAGAAGAAAGTTGAAGAAGGAGACATTGAAGAATACGGTGATGAACACGCTGTATCTGCAAAAGACGCTTTAAAAGACAAAAAAGAAGGCGTTGAAGAAGAAGGTTATGAAGCCGGAAAACAAAAACCTGAAATTGAAGAAAAGGTGGAAGAAGAAGGCTACGAAATGGAAGAAGGTGACCTTGAAGAAATTGACCTTGACGAAATCTTAGCTGAACTAGAATTAGAAGAAGGCGAAGACATGGAAGAAGCTAAAAAAGAAGATTTAGACGAAGCCGTGGAAGAAGATTTAGAAGAAGGCGATGACATGGAGGAAGCTAAAAAAGAAGAAGAAGATACTGTTGAGGAATTAACAGTAGACGAACTTAAAGACATTATCCGTGACGTTGTTTCTAGCGTAATGGGTGGTGGCGAAGAAGCCGGCGAAGAAGAAGTTGGCGGAGAAGAAGATGAAGAAGAAGCTATGGAAGAAATTGTTGACTTAGAAGAAGTTTTAGCTTATCTTGATGAAAATAAAGATAAAGACGAAGACGACGAAGAAAAAGACAAAATTAAAGAAGAATTAGACGAAGCAATTCAAGTTATTAAGACTTTAAAACAAGAACTTAATGATGTTAATTTGTTAAACGCTAAGAATCTTTATGCAAACAAGCTTTTCAAAGCAAGTTCATTATCTGAAGCTCAAAAAGTAAAAGTTATTAGTTCTATTGACAAAGCTAAAAATGTTAAAGAAGCTAAGACTATTTACGAAACTTTAAAAGAAAACTTTAGCGCTAAAAAATCAAGCATTAAAGAATCTATTGGTTTCGCTTCAAAAGCAGCTGGTGTTGCACCAAAACAACCAATCGTTGAAGGTGATTCTGCAATTCGTAGAATGCAACAATTAGCTGGTATTATAAAATAACAAACAAAACAAATAAAAACTTATTAAAAAATGAGTACTGTTCAATCATTAATCGAATCTGCTAACCCATGGCAGTCTATGCAATCTGACGCTCAGCGTCTTGCTGGAAAATGGGGCAAGTCAGGTTTGTTAGAAGGTCTTAAAGAACAAGACAAAACAAACATGGCGACAATGCTTGAAAACCAAGCAAAACAATTAGTAGTAGAAGCTTCTCAAACAGGTACTGGTGGTACATTCACTCCAGGTACTGGTGAGCAATGGGCTGGTGTAGCGTTACCGTTAGTACGTAAAGTATTCGGTCAAATCGCTGCTAAAGAGTTCGTTTCTGTTCAACCAATGAGCTTACCTGCTGGTTTAGTGTTCTATCTTGATTTCCAATATGGAACTAACAAATTACCTTTCTCTCAAGGTAACTCTATTTACGGTACACCAAGTGCTAACTTCGGTAACTTAGCTGAAGGTGGTTTATATGGTGCTGGCCGTTTTGGTTACTCAACTAACCAATTCTCAGCTTCAAACGCAACTGTAGCTTCTACAGCTACTGCTACTTGGGCTGAAGTTGATTTTGATTCAGCTGTATCTGGTACTGTACAAGCATCAAATATGGTTAAAATCACTTTCGCTACTGGTTCTATTAGTTCTAACCTTGATGTTAATGGTATCCGTGCTTTTGAATTAAGTGGTTCAGCTGTTGTATCTCCTGTTACAACTTTAACTCAATTCACTTCTATTGATGGTGGTAACCTTAGCTTCTTCGTTAGTGGTTCTAACAAAGCTGCTGTTGACGCTGTAACTGGTTCTATCACTGTATTCTACAACAAGAAAACTGCTGATAATGCTCGTGGTGATTTTGAAGATGGTCAATCATATTCTACACCAAACGCTCAAAGTGCAACTTCAATCGCTATTCCTGAAATTAACGTTCAGTTAAGAAGTGAAACTATTGCTGCTAAAACTAAAAAGTTAAAAGCACAATGGACTCCAGAATTCGCACAAGACTTAAACGCTTACCAAAACTTAGATGCTGAAGCTGAATTAACTTCTATGTTATCTGAGTACATTTCATTAGAAATCGACTTAGAAATCTTAGATATGTTAATCCAAAATGCTCCTACTTCTGAAGTTTGGTCTGCAAAAGTTGGTAACCAATTAGATGCTTCTGGTGTTGCTTTCCAAAGCAATACAAGTGGTGTTTACTACACTCAAATGACTTGGTTCCAAACTTTAGGTATCAAATTACAAAAAGTATCTAACACAATCCATCAAAGAACTTTAAGAGGTGGCGCTAACTTCATGGTTGTAAGCCCTGCAGTTGCTACTATCTTAGAATCTATTCCTGGATTCGCTGCTGATACTGACGGTGCTGCTGATACTATGAAGTATGCATTCGGTGTTCAGAAAGTTGGCCAATTAAACAGCCGTTACAAAGTTTATAAGAATCCTTATATGCTTGAAAACGTAATCTTAATGGGCTTCCGTGGTAACCAATTCTTAGAAACTGGTGCCGTTTATGCTCCATACATTCCATTGATCATGACTCCATTAGTGTACGACCCAGCTACCTTCACTCCAAGAAAAGGTATCATGACTCGTTACGCTAAGAAAATGGTTCGTCCTGAATTCTATGGTATCGTTAAGGTTGCTGATTTAAACATTGTCTAAGTTAGCTGACTTATAACAGTCATAAAATTGAGACTCAAGCGCAAGCTTGGGTCTCTTTTTTTATATTTATATTATATGATTATATTTGAAGAAATACCATGGTTCCAATTCCAACGAATACCAAGTATCAACAAACTTCCTTTACAAGAGCAAGTTCGCAAATATAGAGAATATATGCTTGATTTACACTATGCTAGAGAACAATGGATGGTTCAACAGCATGAAGGAAAATCAAGAACAATTATTTCTCAAGACTTTCTTCAACAAGAAGATTTATATTATATCTTACAAGAAGATGGATCTAAAATATACGTAACAGTCGAAATATAATTTTATGCCCGATTTACCAATATCAGGACTACCTGAACTTTTAACACCATCACCAACAGATGTATTCGCTATTGTTAATAATAGTATAACTAAAAAAACTACAGTACAAGCTATAGGTACTGCTGTATATAATCAAATTTCACCAGTATTAGTAACTACTAGTTCATTTAATAATTTTACTCAATCGTATAATAATACTACTAGTTCATTTGGTGTTACTCCTTATTATGGCTCATTTTTTCATACAGCATCTATAAATCTTTCTGTAACTAATACCTTATACTCAGCATCATTTAATACAACAGATTTTTCTAATGGAGTAAGTATTAGTGGATCTAATCAAGATAAAATTAAAATAGCTAATACAGGAATTTATAACATTCAATTTTCAGCACAATTTGATAAAACAAATAGTGCTAATGCTACTGTTTATGTATGGTTAAGAAAAAATAATACTGATATTCCTATTACTAATACTGGTTTAACATTAGGTGGTGGTACAAATGACGCCTCTGTAGGTGCTTGGAATTTTTTCGTATCAGCTTCTTCTAATGATTATTATCAATTAATGTTTGGTGCTACAGATGATAATGTACGGATATTATATAATGTTCCTCCAATAGGTCCTGCTGTACCATCAATTATATTGACAGTTAATAGAGTAGGTTAATATTTATATTAAATACAGTTACATGCGTGAACCTAATCGTGAAAGAAAAAACGATATTAAGATTATTAATGCCGTTCAGTTAAATGAAGAGCAAAAAGAAGCAAAGAGATTAATCGTTGAAAATCAAATAGTGGTTATAACAGGTAGAGCAGGTAGTGGTAAGTCATTAGTGTGTGCTCAAGCCGCGTTAGATTTCCTTAAGAAAAAACAAATAGAGTGTATATATAATACACGCGCCGCTGTTGAAGTAGGTAAGTCATTAGGATTCTTACCTGGTGATATTAATGGTAAGTTTGACCCATATATGGAAGCTTTACTAGAAAATTTAAATAAATGCTGCTCTGATAAAAAAGAAATCGCCAAACTAGTCGAAGAGAACAAAATTAAAGCATTACCAGTCCAGTTCATCCGTGGTAAAACCATTGATGATATATTAATTGTTGAAGAAGCACAGAACTTAACCAAAGGTGAAATGCTAGCTATATTAACACGCTTAGGTAAAAGCGGTAAAATTGTCATTAATGGTGATAATGAGCAAACTGATATTAAGTCAGTGACCGGTGAAATTAATGGTTTAAGTTATGTTATTGAATTGTCTAAAAAAATCGAGGAAATTAAGTGGATTAAATTGAAAGAAAACCACCGCTCTGATTTGGTAGGTAAAATACTCGAATACGAATACGGAAAATAACAATTAGCCAATATTTATATTAGTAAAATACTAGTATAATGGCTTATTTATTATCCGATATATTCAGCTCAGGATATAGCAACTTTGGAAATTTATCCCCCGTAAAAGGCAATGTGCCTTTTGGTTACTATGACAGTGACCCAATGTTCGTATCTGATGCTCAAAACTGTACCGCTTTTGTGGCACAACGTTTGGGTGTTGGTGGGATGAACAACACAAACTTATATATAACTGACTTAACAGTTTATGCAGCTTTTGAAGAAGCAGTTACTACTTATGGTAACTTAGTGTATCAATATAAAATTAGAGATAACTATATTAATATGGAAGGTTCTCCAACCTTACCATTTATTAATAACTCTGTTACATTAATAACTGAATATACTCTACCTCAATACTTACCTAATGGTATAGCAGATATTCCAACTAGAGGTGTATATTGGTCTAACTCAAGAACAGCAGCTTGGACTGATATACAATACAACCAAGCATTCTCACGTTCAGTATCAGATGGATTAGTATATGTAATTTCAGCTTCATTAGGTGACTTTATTACACCTGATTTGAAGTTTA